ATGTATATGAAAGACCTATGATTAATAGGGTTTATGCAATGATTGTTGATGTATCAAAAGGTGTAGGTGGAGATTATTCTGCATTTACAGTAATTGATATAACAGAAACACCATATAGAGTTGTTGCAAAATATAAAAATAATACTATTAGTCCATTATTATTTCCAAATGTTATATATAAAGTAGGAATGGAATATAATGGTGCAAATATTCTTATTGAAGGTAATGTGGGTGAACAAGTAGGATACATTCTTTATAATGAATTAGAGTATGAAAACATTTTATTTATAAATAGAAGTGTGACTGGACAAACTATTACTGGTGGATTTGGTTCAGGAAAGTCACAAGTAGGTATCATAACAGATAAGAAAGTAAAACGAATTGGATGTTCTTCACTTAAGATGTTAATTGAAGAATCTAAATTATTGATACCTGATGCAGATATTATATCTGAACTTTCTACATTTATAGAAGTTAAAGGTTCATTTGCAGCAGATAATGGTTATCATGATGATTTAGTTATGACATTAGTATTATTTGGTTGGTTAGTAACTCAACCTTATTTTAAAGAATTAAACAATGTAGATCTTAGACATATGATCTATCAAAATCAGATTAGACAAATAGAAGATGAATTAACTCCATTTGGTTTTTATAATGATGGACAAGATTCTGAGGTGCTTTATAATTTTTAGACTTTTCAATTTATATAAATACTACTAATGAACTGCGGTAAAATGTTGTTCCTTAATACATTATAAAGCACAAATTTTATATAATTTTACAATTTTAACAATGGAGTAATACAAATGCCAATCCAATTAAGTCCTGGCGTACAAGTAGTAGAAAAAGATTTTACCCAAATTGTTCCTGCTGTATCTGCTTCTAGAGGAGCAATGGTAGGCAATTTCAAATGGGGTCCAATTTTACAACCAACAGTAGTAACATCACAAGGAGAATTAATAAATGCTTTTAGAGCTCCTGATGATAATAATTTTGAATCATTTTATACCGCAACCAATTTTTTAGCATATTCTAATAACCTATTAGTAACTCGTGTTGATACAGGTCCAAGTAGAAATGCTGTTTCTCTTAAAACTGGCGGTATCAGTACAATTACTGTTACTAATGGTGGTGCTGGTTATAGAACAGTTCCTAAAGTTTTTGCTTCTACTCCTGAAACTGCTGATGGATCTTCTCCAGTTTTTACTGCTGTTTTAAGTGGTGGTCCAATTTCTGCTTCTGCTATCGTTACTGCAGGAACAGGTTATGTTGTAGGTGATGTTATTACTTTACCTGCACCAAGTATCAAAACATTAGTTAATAATGTTTTAGTTTTTGATCAAGCAACTGCAGAAGTTTCTACTGTAAGTGGTAGTGGTGCTATAACAGGTATTACAATTACTTATGCTGGTAATGGTTATGTTAATACAATTGATAATGCAATTGAAGGTTCTGTTGTTTCTTCTGCTGGAGAATTAGGTTCAGTAACATTTACATCAACTGCTAGTTCTATTTCTAAAATTATTATCAATAACAGAGGTTCTGGTTATACAGAATCACAAATAGTTGACATTTATATCGAAGTATTACCTGATCTTCAAGATCCTGCAGAAATTTCAACTGAAGCATCTGCTACTGTTACTGTAGTTGGTGATGCAGTTAAAATTCAAAATTCTACTCATTATTTTAATATGGTTGGCGAAGCTGGTCTTGTTGGTAAAGGTGAATTTGTTGCAAAATATGCTGGTGAATTAGGTAATTCATTATCAGTTTCATTATGTGATTCTGCTAATTGGATAGCTCCTGCTACTGGAACAGTATCTGCAAGACATACTGTTGAAGACCGTGAAGATGAAAGAGAATTAATTGTTCTTAGAATTATAGGTGAAGGTGTTTCTTCTGCTTTATCTGCCTTTGAATTAGATGCTGGTAAAATTGCTAGAACTGCTACTGCTGGTTTACAAAAATTAGTCGGCGAAATTGACCATGTTGACACGACTGTAACTTATCGCAAAATCACTTTAGTATCAGATGCATTAACTGTATTAAGATCACAAAGTTTAGTTGCTGGTGATGTTGACGTTTATGTTGGTGCTAATAAAGTTGGCGAAATAGATGGTTTATACAAATATTGGAATGATTTAGATCATCAATATGAATTATCTGAAAAAGTTTTTTATGTTAGATTAGATGATGTTGAAGTTTATGATATCACAGTCAATAATATTTTAAAAGTAAGAGTTCCTCAAGAAGATGCATCTATCGTATATGAAACAATTGGTGTTGTTGAATCAGTTGAAAATGTTGTTGTTGCTTACTTAAAAGCTCCTGCTCAATATAATATCTTTGATGAAACTTTTACTGTTGAATGGAAATATAAATCAAGATTTAATAAAGCTCCTGGAACAAGTGCATTTGCTGCTGCTAATAACGGTTCTAATGACGAAATTCATATGGTTGTTGTTGATAGTCTTGGTAAACTTGCACCTGCAGGAACTGTTATAGAACAATTTGCTGGTCTATCTAAAGGTAATGATGGAAAAGTAGGTGGTAGAAATAACTATTATAAAGATGTAATCAATTCTTCTTCTAATTGGGTTTGGTGGTCTGATCATCCTGCTGGTGATGATGTTGATTCATTATTTGTTTCTTCTTTTGCAATTACTCCAAGTAGTAAAGATATTTCTGCATTTGCTAATTATAATTCTACAGTAGCAGGAACAGTAAAAGCAACTTCAACTGCTCATGGATTAGTTGGAACTTCTTCACAAGTAATTGCTGGAACTACTAATTATAATGGCACTTATCTTATTACTGTTATAGATGCTGATAATTTTTACTTTACACATGCTTGGGTTGCTACAGAAACAGGTACTTTCTCAACTGTTCCTGTTAATTATAATCCAGGAACTGTTGCTATTGTTCCTAATAAAGGTATCGTTTCAATTTCTAACGGTGGTTATTTATCTTTCACACCTGCTTCTAATTGGGATTTAGTTCCTTTTGCAGTTACATTTAAAACTAATAAAGCACCTACTGTTGTAAATTCTTTAACTGTTAGTCAAAATATAACTAATGTATTTTCTGTAACTAATTTACTAGATACATTTAAAAACCTTGCAAATGTATTGACTCGCCAATTATCTGGTGGTGTTGATACAATTAAAGCACATACATCTAATGGTAATTTATCTGAAGCATATGATCTTTATCAACAAAGTGATTTATATGATATTTCATTAATACCTGTTGGTAATGTTAATGCTACAGTTGCTAATTATGTAATTCAAAATGTTGCAGAAAAACGTAAAGATTGTGTTGCATTTATTTCACCTCCATTATTAATTGGTACTTCTTCAGTAATTGCTACTCAAATAGCAAACTACAGAAATACTATTGTATCAAGTTCTTATGGTGTTATGGATTCAACTTGGAAATATCAATACGACAAATACAGCGACAAATATCGTTGGATTCCGATGAACGGTGATACTGCTGGTTTGTGTGCAAATACTGATAAAGTAGCTGATCCTTGGTTCTCTCCAGGTGGTTTTAATCGTGGTGTTGTTAAAAATATCATTAAAGTTGCATTTAATCCTAATGAAGCTCAACGTGATATTCTTTATCAAAATGGCGTTAATCCTATTGTTACGTTCCCAGGACAAGGTACTGTTCTTTATGGTGACAAAACTTTATTGAAAACTCCTAGTGCTTTTGACCGTATTAATGTTCGTAGATTGTTTATTGTTTTGGAAAAAGCAATATCAACTGCTTCTAAATATCAATTATTTGAATTTAATGATCAATTTACAAGAGCACAATTCAAGAATATTGTTGAACCATATTTAAGAGATGTTCAAGGTCGTAGAGGTATTACTGACTTCATGGTTAAATGTGATGAATCTAATAATACTCCTCAAGTAATTGATAGTAACCAGTTTATTGCTGACATCTATATTAAACCAAATAGATCTATCAACTTTATTACACTAAACTTCATTGCTGCCAAAACTGGTGCAAGTTTTGAAGAATTAGGCATATAAATATAACTAATAACGGTTGTAGCTATTAACTACAACCGTTACACTTAATTCAAATAGAGAGAAAAAAATGGCTAATATAAGTGAGTTTAAAGCAAATATGGTTGGTGGTGGTGCAAGATCCAATCAATTTAGAGTGGCATTACAATTTCCATCATGGGTTGGTGCTGGTACTGCAGCAATGGCAAAAGCACCTTTTTTATGTAAATCAGCAAGTTTGCCTGCTTCTACAATAGAAAATATTCCTGTACAATATATGGGTCGTAATGTGAACTTTGCAGGAGAAAGAACTTTTGCTCCTTGGACTGTTACTGTTCTTAATGATGTTGATTTTATTATTAGACGTGCATTAGAAAGTTGGTCTAATGGAATTCAACAATATGATTCTACTTTAGGTATTACTGCTCCAATGATGTATCAACAACAATTATCTGTTATACAATTGGATAGATCTGGTATTCCTCTTAGGGAATATGTTTTCCATGATGCGTATCCAACAGATGTAAGTGATATTCGATTAAGTTTTGAAGCAGCAAATACAATCGAAGAATATACTGTAACATTTAATTATAACTACTTCTCAATCGATCTTTAAT